ATTAATTCCACCTAATTTTATTGAACGGTAAATAATTATATCTTTATTACTACTAACCAATACACATTCGTTTGTATCAAGTATTTCTGGGAATATTTGAAAAATCATATTTAATATGATTAAAATAAATTTAAATTCATTCAAATTTATTTTATTAATATATTTTATTAATATATCATAGTAAATGTTTAAAAAAGTATTATTTTTTATTATATTAATATTGTTAATAATATTTATAACAACTAAATTAAAATCGAATATCGAGTATTTTAGCTCTAATCCTAAAATACCCGATGGACTATATGCTATTTTATCAATAGGTTCTGGTAAATATTGTACAGATGAAGGTTCAAGAATAATATGTAATAAAAATGATATTGGCTCTTGGCAAAGATTTAGAATTAAAAATATTGAAAAAGATATATTTTTAATATATGGTGGTTATTCTAATAATCAAAAATTATGTAAATTAGATTTAAAATCTAGCGATGGTTATAGTTCATATAGAGTTAAATGTGATAGTAATTCAAATACAATATCTAATGATTTAAAATGGAAAATAAATTCTAATCAAAATGGGATATATAATATTTCACCACTTGTAAATGAAAATCAAAAATGTTCATCTGGAAATGATGGATTAAATTGTGATAAATCATCTAATAATGATTTTTTTACAAAAAGAAATCAAGGATTTATGTTTGTATTATTAGGAAAAGAAGGAGAGAAAAATACATATTGTTATGATCCTGCATATTTAGAATTTAATCCAACCGCATGTTATAATCCATATAGTAAATATTCATGTTTACAATCTCCCAAACCTGGCTATAAATCATCATTAATAGAATGTAAAACTAGAATAAATGATGAATTAAGTAAAAATAATTACAATAATATAGATATGTTTAAATTAATATGGGAAGCATATGAAGTATCAAAAAATAACATGAAAGATTTTAAAGATTTTAATAAAAAAAAAGAAAAAAAATGTTGGACAAAACTCCCAAATGGCTGTAAAAATAGTCTTTCTGAAACAAATACACCAAAAACTTGGTTTATAGACCCCAAAGGTTCGGAAAATAATTGTAATCAACAAAGAAGAACAGATTTTAATAAATGGTGTGGTGTTTCTGATGCGGAACAAACATGGGATGTAAATGCACCTTTAGACAAAAAATGTTGGACAAAACTCCCAAATGGTTGTAAAAATAATCTTTCGGAAACAAATACACCAAAAACTTGGTTTATAGACCCCAAAAGTTCAAAATATACTTGTAATCAACAAAGAAAAGATGATTTTAATAAATGGTGTGGTGTTTCTGATGCAGAACAAACATGGGATGTAAATGCACCTTTTAAAAAATGTTGGACAAAACTCCCAAATGGCTGTAATAAAAAACTTTCTCAAACAAATACACCGAAAACTTGGTTTATAGATCCAAATAGTTCGGAAAATACTTGTAATAATAAAAGAAAAGATGATTTTAATAAATGGTGTGGTGTTTCTGATGCAGAACAAGTATGGGAAAACAATCAACCTCCTACTGATTTTGATTTTAAAGAATATATTAATCGTAAAATTATCACAAATAAACCATTAAACCCATTATCATATCAATCATATGTTAAAAATGCAGATCAATATGTATATAAATTATTACCATTTCAAATGATTTTTTTGAAAACAATGATGGTTCAATTATATAAACTTGGATGTATGTTGAAAAATATTAGAGAAGATTATTTCCAAACAGATGAATGTAAAAACTCAATGAACATTAATAATATTAATAAAACTGAATGGTTTTCAATGGTTGGAGATATTAGTAAAATATGTAAAGATAATAAAGCAACTGAATCATATAAATGCGAACAATTTAAAAAACATTTAGATATATTAATTAATATATCTAGTCGAATAGTATATTTTAACAATGAATTAATAAATTAGTTAAATTTTTGTAACAATTATATTGGTATTAATTATATATATTCTAATTCCCTATATTAAAAATTAAAATATATAATATATATATGATTTTCTTATTTACAAATATTATTTTAGATATAGCATTTGGAACTGCTTATTGGATATTAAAAAAAACTAAAAATGGTATTTATTATTTAGTTTGGAAAGATAAAAATCCTAAATTATTAACATATAATAAAGATATTATTACAAATCTTATAAAAAAAACTCAAGAACAAGAACAAGAAATAAATTTACTAAAAAAAAATTTAGAATTTTTAAAAATAAATATAAATATAAAATCCTAATTATTTTAAAAAAATATAAATATATATTAAATGTGGAATAAAATAATGAACCCTAAAACGGGAATAAAAGTAAATATTAATAGTAAAATTGGTAAAAATATATTAAAAAAATATATAAAACAGCTTGGTGGTAGTAGTGCGAGCTCGTTCGAGTGTCATACTGGAATATATAAAAAATTATATGATATTTTAAATAATACAGAAACAAAAAAAATATATCTTAATATGCACGGTTCAAATTTTATATTTAAAAATAATTTAAAAAGTCGTCCTGAATTTAAAGATTACTTAATTGCAAAAGATATGTCTAAATTAACTTTTAAGATGCCCCATAATTTAATATTAATACATTTTTATCAAGTTGGTTATTGTGGATATGCAGATCCTTTAATTGACAGAGAAATTAAAATGGTTTTAGGTTCTAATCGTGGGTGGATGAACACTGATAAATTATCTACAACTATCACAAAATCAAGAAATACTGAAAAACATTATTCATTAAATAATACTGCTCATTTATATTTACCAGGTAATGAGGTATATAATTCATTACTTACGTTTGACTATAAAGATGACAATTTTGATATTTATGAAATATATAAAGATCATATATTTAAAATATATGATCCAATTTCATTTGGTAATAAAATAAGTAATATAAAACACAAAGATAAATCTTCATACAAAGATAAATCTTCATACGAATATATATCTATGGAAAAAATGCTTACAACTTTATCAAAAGAAACACCAAAAGATCAATATCGATTAGTTTATTTATATAATTGTGATCCACGTTTAAATAATAATTATTTAGATACATTAGAATTTGTAAAAATTCAAGAAAAAAAACACGAATTAGATATAAAAGGTTTAAATCGTTGGGTAAAATTTAAAAATAAATGTATAAAAGTACCAAGAACTAGAAAACAATTTATGGGTATTAAAACTATGAATGAAGGTAACAATTATATAGATGAATTGGATGATACTGGTGAAATATCAATACAATTACAAAAACAAGCTGGAATAATGACTCGTGGTAAAATTATTAAAGAAAAAAGCAATAAGATACGTAAATATGGGATAAAAATGGCTAGAAAAAATATATTGAACAAACAAAAATATGGTGTTGTTACATCAAGTCAAGAACCTTGTACAACTTTATGTAAGTATCATGGTATGAGAGAATATGTTAAAGGAATATTACAACGTTGTGTTGGAAATAAATGTAAATTTGCTACTAAAACATGTAAAAATATAAATGGTAAATATGAAAAATGTACTAAATAAAACTTAGAAACTTAGAAACTTAGAAACTATTTATATTTTAATATTTATATTTTGATATTTGATATTTGATACATAAAATCATATCTTTCGGATGTGTATAATAATCCCCATAAGTAATTTAACTGATATTTAATATCATATTTATTAACATTTTTTAAAAATTTATTAATATTTTTAAAAGTTTTATATTTATTTTTAAAATTATATGATCTACTTACAATTTTATATAAATTGTCAGTATATTCTTCAAATCTATAAAATGACCCCTTATTTTTATTTATAAACAAATATATATCATTCACTAACCATTTTAAATAAGATTCTTTATCAAATCTATTTTCATATTTAAATTTTTTTTTATAATATTTAACCATTATCGATTTTGTATATGTAAAACTATTTATATCCATTAGTAAATTCTTATTTTGAGTTTGATATAAATAAGGTAATATTTTTTGTTGTATTTCATAGGGTAAAGATTGTATAGATTTAATCATCTATTTTATTATATAAAAAATAAATAATTATTTATATCAAATTTAAAATATTATATATTTATTTTGTATTTAACCTTATTTATTGGTATATATAGGCGTTGTATTTAAACAAATATTTTTTATTATTCTATTATTTACAATAAGTGATTTAATCAAAAGATACAACTATTTTTACATTATGTTTATTGACTGTTCTGGTTGCAGATAAAGATAATTCTTGTCTTCTTCTTCTATTATTTTCACCTTTTTTACTTAAATTATACACAGCTTTATAACTATTATTCATATCTTTTTCAATTTTATTAATATTTTTTTCTATATGGTTAATTACTTTATTTTTTATTGCCCATCTAAAAAAATTCAATTGACCAACTGTCGTTATTATAAATTTATCTTCAATATAATAAAAATTTATCCTTTCTCTTCTACAAAATGGATCAAATTGTTTTTTAGAATAGCCTTTAAGTTGTAGTTTATAATTTATGTAAACTATAAATTGATATTGTTTTAATTCTTTTTCATTTTTTTGTTTTATATTATAATTTGTATTATTTTTTTTGGAATAATTTGTAACAAACCAATCAATAATTCTTAACGAAATTTTCGATTTGCCATTAACAATTTTCAAAAAAGTATTAATATTTTTTTTTTTATTATAAAACTTTTGCAATGAAGTCATTAATAAATCTTGTTTATGAGTTTTAGATAATAATTTAGTATTATATGTAAATTTAGATTTCATTAATATACAAAAATTCAGTAAATAACTTTAAGTATTAATTATGAATTCTATTATAAATTCTATTTTAAATTCTATTATAAATTCTATTTATTTTTTGAATTTATTTTTTGAATTTAATATTTTTAAACATTCCGAGTATTTTATTTTGTCTAATTTATCTTTTAGTTCAATTGGTACAGAAACAATTTTAGCTTTTTTACCACTTTTAAGAATATATGGTCCGTATTTGCCCACTCTAATTGATATTCCATTAGAAAATTCTTTAATAATTGATTTATTTTTTTCTTTAATAATTTGTTTTATTTCATCTAAAGTCATATTTTTATTAGTAATTGAATAAGATTTATTATTATATTTTATATAATAACCATTTTGTCCATAATACATATCAATTTCTTTATTATTATATTTTGCTATAAATTTAGGATAATCTAGTATATCTAATACTGTTTCAATTGTAATATCTGAAATATTAGTTTTTTTAGACAATCCTACATATTTTATATCTTTGTCGCCTTCTTGAATTACTGGTCCATATTTACCTTTATAACAATAAATATTTTTATTATTTTTAGGATTTATTCCTAATACTTTTTTTTCATTTTTCCATACCTTTTTAGGAACATTTGCTAATAATTCTATCACTTTGGGATGAAAAGATTTATATGAATTATCTAACAAATTTACCCAATTTGATTCACCGTTGGCTATATTATCAAGTGTAGTTTCTATTTCCGATGTAAATTTATAATCAACTATACTATTAAAATTTTCAATCATAAATTTATTAACCATCTTGCCCAAGTCTGTTACAAATAATTTTTTGTTTTCAGAATTTAATTTAATTTGTTTTGTTTTTTCAGATATATTATTATTTGTATCTAATTCTATAATAAAAATATTTTTTTCAATACCTTCTTTTGATTCTTTTATAATATAATTTCTTTTAAATAGTGTATCTACTATAGACGAATATGTTGAAGGACGACCTATACCATTTTTTTCTAGATTTTTAACAAGAGATGCTTCAGTGTATCTAGATGATGCTTTCGTAATTTTTTCAGTAGATATAATTGATATTGTTTTTAAGATTTTACCATCACTTATATAATCTCGAATTTTATCTATCTCATTTATATTTTCTAAATTATAAATTATTCCATATCCTAGAAATATTGTTTTACTAAATTTGGTACTAAATTTAAAATTATTTTTATTATTTTTAATTTCTATTTTCATTATACTAGTTATCATTTCAGACATTTGACTTGCTATCGTTCTTTTCCAAATCATAGAATATAATTTTGTTTCATAATTACTAAAATTATCTAGAAGTACTTCTTTTATATCAACAGGTCTAATACATTCATGTGCTTCTTGTACATTTTGTGTCTTGTTTTTATATTTACGCATTTTATGATATTTAATACCATATTTATTAATTACAAATTCTTTAATTTCATTTGTACATATTTCACTTAATACTTTGGAATCAGTTCTCATATATGTTATTTTACCAGCTTCATATAGTTTCTGTAATACATTCATTGTTACTTTTAAACTTAGCCCTAATTTATTACTTGCATCTTGTTGAATTGTAGAAGTAATATATGGTGCAGGAGGTTTAGACTTACTTTCCGAATTTAAAATTTTATATATTTTAAATGTAGCAGTTTTAAATAATTCTAATATAGATATTACTTCTAATTTTGTATTTATTATGTTTGTAGATGTTGCTTCATATTTTATATTATCATTACAACCAAATGTACCTGAAATATCATAATATGTTTTGCTGTTAAAATTAGTTATTTCATGATTTTTATCACAAATTAACCGAAGTGTTGGAGATTGACATCTTCCCGCGGAAAGATGATTTCTTATATATTTCCATAAAACTGGAGAAATTTCAAAACCTATTATATAATCCAATATTAATCGTGCTTGTTGTGCGTTTATTAAATTAATATCCAACAATCTAGGATTTTTTATAGCATTTTGTAAAGCTATTTTTGATATTTCTTTGTATACTATTCTTTTTGTAGTTTTTAAATTTAAATTTAATACTTTCGCTATATGATAACCAATTGCTTCTCCTTCTCTGTCTAAATCTGTAGCTATAATTACCTCTTTACATTGTTTAGCATGTTTTTTTAATTCTTTAATATATTTTTGCTTACATGGTATAATTGAATAACTAGGTTTAAAATTATTTTCTATATTAATTGCCTTTATACCTTTTTTCTTATTTAAATTTCTTATATGACCAAAACTAGCTTTAACAATGTATTGATTACCTAAATATTTTTGAATTTTACCACATTTTGCAGGAGATTCAATTATTACAAGTGATTTTGACATTTAATATAATTATTTTAATATAATTATTTTAATATAATTATATTTTTAAATATTTGATTTCAAATTTATTAATAAATTTGAAATCTAATGAACTTTTCTTGTTTAGATTTATAAATGTACAGTAAAATTTTCATATTCGGTTTCCATATTATTTATATTTATAAGTTTATCTAATTTAAATCTTTTACTTAAATGTAATGTATTTCTAAATTTTGTTTTAAATTTATTGTTTTGAATTTTTGTAAATTGTTGTTTAGATGATAATTTGGATATAACAAGGCATTCTATAAGAAATTCGATAATATTGTTTTTATTATCAGTTTTCATTTCTATTAATATAATACTACAAAATAATTAGAACATATTTATTAAACATACATTTTTACTATTTACTATTTAATTAAATTTAAATAATATATCCAAATTCCTTTAAATTACAAACAAACATAAAAATATTTTTTTCACGCAAAATTCGACAAAAATACATATCTAAATCTTCATTATTAGGTATCTTTTCTAAAATTTTTGAAATAATATTAAATTTATTATTTTTTATTAAAATTGTTCCATAAATATATGGAACATTCCATATTCCTTTTCGTTTAAGATTTAAAATATCTATATAATCATTTGATCTTTTATAAAATAAATTTTTATCAATATCTCCCCAAAAATTGGACCACATTGATTGTTTCCTTTTTAACATTGGAGCTACAATGTCCTTATTACATAAAATTAATTCTGTTATTGTATTAATATTATGTATAATATGTTCATGACATAGAAATAATACATAATCACATTTATTATTTATAAAAATTTTATTAATATCATTTCTATTATATCTTAAAACATTTTTATAAAGTGTAAATTCATTATTAATGATAATATTATTTTCTAATGTTATTATTATTTTATTTTTAGGATAATTAAATTTGTTTAAATATATTAATAACATATCGGTTATTTTATTTATTATAATATTTATTGTAGGATAATTTAGTATTTTTCTGTCAAATATAGAATTTTTATAATAACCATATACTGGTCTCCATTTTAGTGGAATGTAATTTGATATATAATTAAGTAATAATTTACTTCTAACACCCCCATTACCATGAATTATACATGGATTTGACGAAGTTATCGAATTAAAAATTCTGGATTTATTTATATTTATATCAAATGAATTTATATTTAATCCACTTAATGTTTGGAAAATTTCACAATT